CCCTGTCGCCCGTGTCCCCATTGGGGTAGTGTCCCGAACCATTGGGCACTTCCGTCCCACACTTGTCGCATGCGTACTCGCTCACAACGTTGCCTCGCTTCCATACCTGTCAGTTTCGTGAGGGTGCGAAGCACACCACCAACACACCACGTTGTCGTGGTAGTCACTCCACGTGGGCAGTATGTTGCTCTTGTCTCCACGCATGGTGTCCCCACAGTTGGGGCATGTCTTTCCATCGTGGTCGGTGATAATGGGTGTCATGTTGTCAGTTCCTTCCACACTTCCTCATCGTCCATGAGTGCTACTGCCTGTGCTACTGCTTCCTGTATGTCATAGTGAACGCAGTTCAGCCAACCATCGGTGATACCATCGCCGTATGCGTACAGGTCAAACCATGCGTTGTTCACCCACTCAATGCGTTCCTCCAAGTCATTGAGTTCCTTATCGGTATTGGCAATACTAACGAGGTCACTCACATAGCGGATTACATCATCAAGCACTTCGTTGGCTTCACGAGCCTTCTTGGACTTCCACACGTGGATACGCATTTCTCCGTCGCAATACACACGGATTTCCCGTGCGTCATCGGGCACTCCCGATGTGATTACTGCGACAAGTTCGTGTGCCTGCTCGTCATTGACGTAGAACGCTGGGTCACGTCGCAATACCAAGTCCTCGTCGCTCACGAGATAGTAGTTCACTCCTGCGGTCATGACAAGTCCAAGTTCGGTTGGTTGAGCGTAAGTCCCAATGTTTCACACACGCTAAATGCGTCCCATGCGTCAGTAGGTGCGTCTCCCCACGACATGCCTGCGGTGATGTAAAACTCACGTTTGTCCACGTGAAACAACCCACAGTCCCTCCTACGTTGCGAGGAATACACTTCATCAATACAGGCAACAAGATAGTCGTACACTTCTTGCTCTGTTGGTTCGGTGTCATACCAGAAAGAAATACCACACACTTCCTCTAATAACTTCGCCGTGTTGTCGCACCGTTCACGGGCTGACAGGTGGCGTGCGTTGTTGTACGCCTGCTCTTTCGTGGCTTCCATTTCACAAATGGAGAACATCAAGTCTGCGCCCATGTCACACCCACTCCCCGTCCACGAGCGTAAAGCCCATGTGCTCGGCGTAATCAGGGTCGTCGTGGAACACGACAGTACGGCAGTATTTACATACTTCACTCTTACCGTACAGCCTTTCCATCGGGCACTCGCAGTACCACTCAATAGGTTCGTTTGTCATGTCACTTCTCCTCGTGATGAATACTGACAACAGATGCCTTGTACGTTTCGCAAATGTGAAACACAGCGTCGTCCAAATCGTCCACTAACTGCTGTAACTCAGCGTCGTTAAGGTGGGCAACCATGTCCTCAGTCACTTCACTACGCCACACAACGCCTTTGTCCAAACGGACGTTGGCTAATGCTTTCTCAAAGTCATCTTGCTTCATAACTACCTCCTAGTTACAATGTACCACACGGGATACTATCCGTGTCAAGTCCTCCACGCAGACGGTTGTGGGCGGTGTATGTAACGCACCTACGTGGAGGAACATCTTGACTATTCGTGGTATGCGTACACATACTCAACGATGGTGAACTCTCCCTTATTCTCCATCATGTATGCCACCATCTCCATTACGCCATCGGGGAAATAATAGTGAATAAAGTCATCGTGATTACCGTAGGTATCGGTGCTAGTTGCCTCGTCATAATCACCGAACGAGACGTAACCTCCCCACAAACCTTGACGGTCTGGGTCACTATCTTTCCAATAATACGTGATTTGAGCACCGATGGGTTCTTTGTTGTTGTAACGCAGGTCAATGGACTGTACCTGTGCTTTGCGTCCGTCGCTCAGCATTATCGTCTGCTCTCCATCAAACGTTTCCTCTCTCGTGTAGATGGCACGAGACGTGCGAACCTGCTCGTAGGACAGTTCGCTATCCTGTCCGTCAATGCGTGCCCAAATGCGGTCACAACCAGCGAAGTACGGTGTCTCCAACACTTCCAACTCAGGGATACCGTCGTTCGTCGTGCTGTCCCACTCGTCGTTGTCGTCGTACTTGTCCACCGTAATCTCGTACGTGGCATTGGCATCGGCAGGCTTCTCTGTGACGAAATGTCCAATGCGGTTCACGTGACGATAGCCCTCAACAATGTACGTGCCAAGAAAGCCATCAATGTACGTCCACACGGTGAGTGCGGTATCGGGAGTATTAGCCCTGTCACACACATGCTCAACCTCATCGCCGTACGTCTCAAACATCGTCTGATTAAACGAAGCGTCGGGGTCAATGTAGTTAATCATGGGCTTAAACTGCTTTGCCCACGTGTCGTAATCCAGCGTGTAGTGTTGTTTGGTCATTAGAACACCAAGAACGTTCGCAACTCGTCGTCCGTGTACGGGATTAACTGCTCGTCGTCACCTACTGCTGAGGTATCGTAGAACACGTCCCAGCCACCGTCGCAAACGAACGCTACCCTGTTCTCCCACGTACCTACGGACATGTTCTTTGCGTCCTCCAACGTGTCTGCTTCCACGATAATACCAATGTCAATGGTCTTGGAACAATGCTTGATGAACTTCGGCATGTCAGCGCACGCTCTCAACGAACAGGTGTCCTGCGCCATTACCTTCGGGGTCTTGCGACGGAACGATTACCGTACCGTCCGTGAACTCCACGAGGAACGCATAGTCAGCCTCGTAGTCCCATGCGAACAAGTCGCACTCATTGATGGTCATTGGACGCACACGCTTGATGGTCTTACCAACGAGAGAGCCAAACTCCCTGTTGATTACCGTTCTGCGTTGTGCGTGTTCTGCTGTTTCCTTTGCCATGTTGTGCCTCCTAGTTACAATGTACCACACGGGATACTATCCGTGTCAAGTCCTGTCGTAATCAATGGTCAGTTGGTCAGCGAGCATGATGACATTGACGTACTTGCCCACCTCAACAGGGTCGTCTGAGAACTCAATGAGCGCATCACCAATGAGGCGTGCTTCATACACGCCACACTCGCAACCGTCTGCCATGTGCTTTCCATACCGCATGGTGTTCCAGCCAATAAGGTCAAGATACAGCGTGAACGGAGAGGGATAAGGATACGCTTCGCTCATGTCCCATAAATGTGATACTGCTTTTGTCATGATGTTTTCCCCTTGCCCTTTATGTGGGGTTCTGCACCGCTAGTTCTAATAGTATTTACATAAACGTGGCGTACTGCCTCAACAACTGAGGATTTGTAGGTAATCCACGCTTCGTCGCCAGACAATGCTGTTTCTCCAACCAATGTCAGCCACTCATCGTTTGCGAACTCTGCGCCGAAATAAAGAGCCATGTACGTTTCATTGTCAAGATGTTCAGTCTCCTCTACGATGTTTGTGAGAAGTTCACGCAACGCCAACGGACTAAACGGGATACAGTTGCCCCATGTCAAGTCTCCGCTACGCAGGTGACGATTAGCCAACTCCTTACGGGTCTCATCGGCAAGTGTCTTGTACGAACCAGCAAGGTGTTCCTGTTCGTAACGTTGTTCATAGACCCTCATTACGGGCACTCCGTACAACGCTGCGAAACTAGCAAGGTGAGTGTCGTTACAATAGGCTTCCTCCCACTCGTCACGTGCTTCGGGAGTGAGTTCGTCGGGGTCAAGAAGCGCACAATGTTCTGCCTCCAACACCGTTCCTGTTTGTGAACACACGATTAACATGTCATAACCTCCTTGTTGATGAAATACATACTTCCACAGTCGTAGCACTCTACTTCGCCTGCGCTCTTGTCAAACCAAATAACTTCCAGACTTCCACAATGCTCGCAAGCATGTCCCTCTGGCACGTAATCCTCGTCCTTTGGGTATGGAATACGATGGTTGGGATAGTAAGGGTTGGTCATCAGATGATTTCCTCTCCGTGCTCGTCCGTGAACACGAGGTCTTTCAGGCGCACCTCGTGTCCCCAACCACATGAGAAGTCGTCCTTTGCGTACCCCTCCACACGTTCCATTATGCTCTCCTCGTCCACAACGATGCCCTCCTCAATAAGATGCTCAACGATACGAAGCACGTCGTATGTTACGTGCTTGGCGACGTTGATGTAGTTACCAAACGGCAACTCCTCAACGATTTTCTCCATCGCTTCCAACGAAACTTCTTGCTTGCTCATTAGTTCACCCTCTTGTTCCACTCAGCCTTGTCAAGGCGTGCTTCTGCTTTCTTTACCCACTCGTTGTACGATGATGGTGTTACCACGAACGCATGTGCGTCGTTGGGCGGTGTCTCTTTACAGTATTCGCCCTCATGTACCATGATGAGTTTGTGTATGTAGCCGTTAGCCCCAGCACTTACATTGTTGCCACCTGCCGACAGGAACACCAACAGCATGCGACGTGGCGTACCATCGGGGTTGTCTTTACTACACGTGAGATGTAAGACGTAGCGAGTAATCATTTGCCGTTCTTACCCTTATCATCGGCTTTGTTGTAGTGGCGAATAAGCGTCATAAGTCGTACACCTGCGCCTTCGGCAGGGAGGGTGTCGCCATCGTCAAGGGCTTCACGTTCATCATTGGTAAATGCCTCGTCACTAAATACGGTTACTCCGTCATCAGCGTTAATGAGAGTTCCACTTCCAGAGTGATACACGTAATACGTGACTTTGTGTTTCTTGGTCATTTCCCGTCCTTGCCTTTCTTTCCGTCCTTGCCACGCTTACCGTTGCCACCAGCGTTAATGGTAATACTAGGTGCGTAGTTGATGCTTTGGTCAATGTTGATGATGGTGTTATGGACGTGGCGCATGGCTACGTCGGAAGTCAGCACCGATACCGTGCCTGTCTTGGTGTCCTCAACCATGAACGTCGTTGCCCCCTCGTGGTGCTTGATAACGTCGTCCAATGATGCGAGAGCCATCGTTACTGCCTCGTGTTCGTCCTCTGCGTCGTCATACGCCATAGACCACGTGACGATGTATCGTCCAATGCTAGGCATAGATAATCGCCTCGCAGTTGTCGTTCAGTACGAAGTTGATGCCCAACTCACGACAATGCTTGCGGAGAAAGGGAACTTCATCGGAGATGGAGGCGAGTTGTGTTGCCAATGCGTTCCACTCCTCGTTGCTCTCCACGTCGGGCAAACGTCCTGCCAGCGTGTGAAACCAGCCAACGGTGTCCCAATGCGCCTTACGGTGCTCAGCGTACTTGCTCACGCCCGTTCCTCTGCCATGTCTTTGACGTAGGTCTTGTGGAACACCGTGCGGTATCCAAACATCGTGTTGAGGTCAAGCGTGACTTCGTAACCACGAGCCAGCATGCTATTGACGTTACGCACCCTCTTTTTCCACGTAAGTGCCCACGTAGTTGCGTACTTGTGGTACACGTCAATGACCGTCTTGGTCTCGTCGTCATAGCGACGTGGGAACTGTGTCTCAGCCACGTCAAGGCACACAAGTTCTTTCTTGGTAATGGTTACTTGTGGCGTAACTCCACCGAAATGCGTTACAGTCCAGCCCCAACGGGTGAGCCTGTTCACTTGGTCAAGTGCCTTTGGCATCGTGCGTGCTTTGATGACACGGTGGCGGATTTGCTCTGTGCCGTAAATGTCACGGTGCTCGTCCTTGATGCGGAACTTTGGTGTGAATAACTTGGTCATGTTGCCTCCTGTTTGTTGTCCTGTTTTTAACTTACCACACGGGATACTATCCGTGTCAAGTCCTGTCCCTTAACGCTTTACTAAACAAGTAGTAGCACAGGATTAGTATTACGCACGATGAGGCAATAAAGAAGTCGCTCATACAAGCCACAACTCGTGCTCACGTTCACGGTCATGTGCGGTGACGGTAGTGCCCCACACTCCGTGCTCGTCCTTGTTGGTGACAAAGCGTAGGTCAAACTTGTCATTAAACTCCACCCACTCGTCTTTACCAATGATGTGTGACAGGTAGTTGGTGCGACGTTCGGCGCAGTTCAGGTAGCCGATGGCAAACCACAACAGCCTGTCTGCGTCGTCGTCGGTGAGCCACGACACTTTCATGACTTCACCTTCACGTATTTGCCACTCTTGACGTACTTACGCTTAGTTTTACGCCTACGAACTTCCATGTCAAAGTTGGTGCGTTGAGTGATGATGCTGGTGTAGCGTCCGAAGTTCACGCCACCCCACACACCCCACCTTTCTTTGTTGGCAACTGCCAACTTGTAGCACTCCACATTGACAGGGCAGTCCAAACAAACACGCCTTGCTATGTTCGCCGTGTTCGCCTTTGCGTCGTTGTCAAACACCTTGCTAAACAGGGGAGACAACTCAGGTTCACGGCACTTGGCACGTGACAGCCACGCTTTATCGGTCACACGAGCACCAAGTCTTTGATGACTTTCATGACCTGCTCGTCCTGATTAAAGACCTTGCCCGTGAGTGCGTTCATCATGTTGCGCTCAACACGGTTGTCGTCCTTGCCGACTACGTGCTGATTAAACGTGTTAAACGCTTGGATTACACCAAGTGCCGTGCCTACGAACGGTGCGACACGTGGGTCGTTGCGGTACATGTCCTTGATGCGTTCCTGCTTGTTCTCAATGCGTGAGACAGCCTGCTTGGGTACGTTTGCGTCCGTGTTAATCGGCATCAACTTGTTCACGATGGCTTCCCACTCACGGTCAGACACCTTGACATTGGCGTACTTGTTCACCTCAGCCACGATGTCCTCCGTCATACGGTGGACGAAGCCAAGAGCATCACGAACGCTCTGTAAGCGGAAGTTGCTGTTCTTGCTGTGACGGGCACGGAACGCTTGTGTGTCCTCGTTCAGCGCACGAGCCAGCAAGTTGTCGCACTCAACACGAGTGGACACGCTCTTGTAGGTCGTGGAGATAGAACCATTGTGGCTCGTCGTTGCCAGCAACATCGGGCGCACGGTGAAACCGTCCAGCACCTTGATGCTCTCAGGCATTTCCACGCTGACGAAACTGACAGCACCGTTCTTTAAGATGCCTGCGCTACCAATGTTGAGACTGTCGTCCAACAGGTGAGACACGCTCTCAATGAGCCATGACTTGTATTGGTGAATAGCGTAGGTGTCCTTAAACATGCCCAGCACGTCACCATTGTCGCTACGCACGATGGCTTTGCGGTCAGTCTCCAAGCGGTACGTGTCGTTCCACTTGACGTACACGGGGGCTTCTTGTGCTTCCCACGAATACAGACGACGAAGCACGTCCTCAACGGGGATAGCACCCTCGTAATGGTTCGGCTCTGTGCTCTGGCTGTCCATGCGGTAGTGCCAAGCCGTTCCACGCTGTTTCGTGTAACCGATGAGGCAATACTTGTTCAGCCACTCGTATGTTTCCTTACTCATTGTTCCTACCTCCTATGGTAGATGTTGGTATTAACATCACGTTATCACACGGGATACTATCCGTGTCAAGTCGGTCAGCGATAATCATTGAGCATGTCCTGTAACAGTTTTGCTGTCATCGTGCCTGCGTCAGCGTTTAGGTTCTCAGCCCACCCGTCCAGCACAGCCGATGTGCTTTCAGCCTTTGCGTTCAGCAAACTCCACAGGCGCATGTCAATGGTGGGGAACTCTGCGTCCACAGCCGTAATCCACCACGACACCACATGGTTGTCCTGTCCGATGCGATGACACCTGTCCTCAGCCTGCTGTCCTGTGGACGGGCTGTACGGCATCTCAGCCAACACCACGTGCGATGCGGAGGTCAGGTTCAGTCCCGTGCCTGCGCTCTCGTACTGTCCTAAGAATACACTTACCTGCTTGCTCATAAACTTCTCCACGTACCGTTGCTTGGCTTCGGGGGTAGAACCTCCTGCCACCATGACCACGCCGTGACCCTCCAACTTCTCATACAACGCATTGAGCACTTTCCGATGGTATGCGAACACCACAACCTGTTCTCCCTCTGCGATAAGCGAGTTCACGTGCTCTACAACGGCATTGACTTTGGCGATGCCCAACAGTTCACGCAACTTGTTCATGCGAGTAATGACTTCTGCCTTGCTTGCCCGTTGCCATGCCTCCGCACCGTACGTCTCCATCACCCAGCGCAGGAAGTCACGCTCAGCCGTGCGGTACTCGTTCATTTCCTCGTTGTTTAACTCAATGTCAAGTTGTGCCCTGCGCTTGGCAGGCAGGTCAGACAACACGTCCTCCTTGCGCCTGCGTACCATACACGTGCCACGCAGTACCGTGTTCAGTTCAGTTGTGTTGCTCGCACCGTTCATGTTGGGAAATCCGTTCACAATACGATAATCGCAATACTTGATGAGAAACTGCTTGCGTGAACCAAACACATTGTCCAACCTGCCGATGATGCGGAGAGGGCTTAGCAACTCACTTGGACGGTTCGGTGTAAGAGTTCCCGACATAAGCGCAACGATGCCACTCGCAGGAATACTATTGGCGATGTATCCGACACCACGTGTGCGTTGTGCCTTTTCGTTCTTGATGCTATGCGCCTCGTCCACGATGAGCGTGTCGTACTTGCCAGCCAACTTCGTTGCCCACGCACTCACTACGCTGTCACCAATGATGAGAACATCGTGCTTGGCAAGTGAGTGTGGTTTGCGTCCTTTCACCGTGATGACCTTGATGGACGGTGCGAAGCGACGAAACTCTTTCACCCATTGGAGGCGCAGGTGCGGTGGAACTACTACGAGCGTTTTACCCTTGCTCATCGTGGTATCCAATGCCAATGCGATGCCCTGTGCGGTCTTGCCCAAGCCCATGCTGTCTGCCAGCAACACACGACGAGCCTCCAATGCGTACTTCACGCCAGCACGTTGGTACGGCAACAACGGCAAGTCCAAGTCAAAGCCAAGTTCAGCGTTGTGGGACTTGGACAGTTCCACGAGTTCGGGACGGGACACCACAACCTTTGGCATGCGTTCCAACCCGTACACAAACAGTTCCAAGTTTGCCAGCAACGTCACGCTGTCCCATTTCAGTTCGGGCAGTTCAGTAACGGAGGGACAGTCCTCGCTGTTGTGATACGTCAGCCAACCACCATCGTTAAACACATACAGCCCCAAGCCAGCGAGCACATCACCTTTACACAACGCACACTCGCCCCTTCTCTTGTTCACGAGGATACGTGTTGCGCTCATCGGCAGGTGCGCCTGCGATGCGGTGCGTGTCACGGGCAACACCGACAAATACTCCAACAGGTCGTTGGCACTCACGAAAGTAAGTTCATCAAGGTTCTGTGCCCTGACCCACTCGTCCACTTGCGTGTCGTCAAGTAATCCCAAAGGCATACTACGAGCAATAAGCGATGCCCTTATCTGAACTTGCTGTTTGGGCAGTACGGCGACGTTAGCCACTATGTTCCTCCTGTTTGTTGTCCACCGATGATGATACAGGTTCGGTGTTACGTTGTGACAATGCTTCGTCGTACAGCCTGTCCAGCAAGGTGTTCACCTCACGGTCAGCCTGCTTCCGCATCTGTCGTGTGCGTCGGTACGTCACAGTTCCACTTGCCTCCTACCCCAAAGTTACTACACGAGATACTATCCGTGTCAAGTCATGTCGTGTGACGTGCGTCACACCGATGCCAACACCTCATGCCATTGAGCCACACCCCTCATGATGTCCCGTGTGCGTGCCAACTCGTACAGCCGTTCGCCTTCCTCAATGCGGAGTTGCCGTGAGCCGACAAGTTCACGCAGGTGGCGCAGCCACTCGTTTGGGCGGCGTGCGATGCGCCCTGCGCCCCACTCGTCACGCAGGCGCACATACGAGTGTGAGTCAGATGCGACCCACGGAACGCCGCTGGCAGAATACTCCAACAACTTGATTTCCGACTTGGCTTCGTTAAACGGCATTTTGCTTAACGGTGCGATACCGATGTCCATTTTTATCAAACTTGGATAATGCTCAGGGTCGCACAACGGTGCTACATCCACGTATTTTTGTGGCACTCCTGCTTCGTCGGCAAACTGTGGAGACTTCTCATACCAGCCACCGTGAAAATAGCGCACCTGTGTGGTCGTATCCTGCGTGGTCGTCAGTTGATGAAGCACTCCACGCAACGTTTGTAGGTCGCCGCTTCGGTGTGCGGTAGAGCCAACCCAGCCAACAGATACATAATCGTTTTCTGCGTGGTCGTGTTTTACGAAGGCTTTGGTATCAACCGTGTTGGGAAATAACACCACGTTCTTGTTCCATTGACTGATGCGTTCGTACAAGAACGGAGTTGATGCCAACAACAGGTCGCTGACCCCAAGTATTCTCCTGTAATGGTTAATGTTTTCTTTTGGACTGTGCTTTGGGTGAGATGCTTTCCACGCACCGTTGCTTGGGTCAAGCCCCCAATACCAATCGTCCACGTCATTGATAATGACTTGACCAATGGCTCGTGCCTTCTTGATGTGTTCTGATAAGCCCTCGTTCATCATCCGTTGCATGATGATGGTGTCTACGTCGTTAAGATTGCCCTCGTCGTCCTCAATTTTTAGTTCGGTGTAGTGCCACACCAGCCGACCCACCACGTAGTCGTAGTTCAGGTGCGGAAGGTACTTTGCTACACGTGCCCAACCAGAACCGCCCCAATGAGGAAGTTTGTCTGGCGTTATTGATGGATGTAGGCGGTCAGCGGATACAACGCCTATTCTCATTAATGTGTGGTCGTCTGTTCCTGCGTGGTCGTGTCCTGAGAACGAACTGGTTTCCACGTTGCCTTAAATGCGAGCAAAGCGTTTCCATCCCAAAGTGGAGTAGCAGCCAGAACAACGATGGGTTGTGGGAAGTCAGCACGCTTACGAAGTGTGTGAATACGTTGTTTCACAACACCTAGCACGGCTGCGGCTTCTGCTGTTCCGCAAAGGTCTTTTGTATCAATCAACATGTTTGTCTCCTGTTGTGTGGTCGTCTTGTTTGACGGATTACTATGTTACATGCCCCAGTGCCCTAATCCACCGTTGTCCAGCAAATATTTGGCAACCTTAAGATTGCAGTCCAAATCATACAAAACCTCCATGTTTCCAAACTCAGAACCGCAGACGTTGGCGGTGACGGTCTTCCACGAAGAGTTAATTTGTAACAACCCACGGTCAATAGAACCGTTTTTATTTAACGTCCACGTGACGTTGCCTTGGTTATCCCACTTGGCATTGACCGCATTGAGGCGACACCGTGACTCCCTCCAAGCAATGTAGGAGAACACCTTTACGGGCTTTAAACCGTATTGCCTGAACAGGTCTTCGTATTGTGGGCAAGTCTCCGTTTCGTTTATTACGTTTGTTGTGTGGTCGTTTTTTTTAGGCTCGGTTGTTGTGGTTGTAGTCGTTAACTCCACGAGGCGTTGGTCATAAGTGTATTTAAGTGGATACACGGTCTCTACCTCAATGACGTCTCCTACCTTTGCTGGCCCGTCCGATGTCCCAAATTGTCCAATTGTTGTTGTTGTGATTGTTCCGATGAATATGACTATGGATGAAACCCAATGTCTAAACAGAACGTTCTCCTTTGTCGGTGAATAAAGCAAAAGACCGTTCCAAAATGACGACAAGCGTCAGGTGGTTACGGTCTGCTATCCAGCATAGCAAGGATTACTGAAGGAGTTGATACAAAACCGTGAACAAATCAAAATCTTTGTCCTGCATAGTTGGAACAACGCTAAAATCTTTATTTTGTTGTTTTATTGCGTCGTTTACGGCAACACATTTTTTACAATAACAACCTTGTCGGTATCTTGTAACAGTGCCGTGTGGCTTTATTGCGGTTTTCTTTGGGTTTTTACTAAAAGAAGTTCTTTCTAGTGGTGTAAGTCCTCCCCACATTCCCCATTGCTCATTCATCCCGTCGTTTAAGCATTTCCTCCACACAGGACAGGCATGACACACCTCACGAGCAACAGCATAATACTCCTCTTGATTATCCGCTTCTAATGGCGGATACCACAAATCAATGTGCTTGCCCTTGCATAGGGCTTGGTCTCTCCACGTCATTAGTCATTTGCGTTTCGGAGAGTGCCCTCACGATAAAGTTTTACCACCTTTTGCGACGTTTCTTCTACGAATATTACCAAGTCACGCATTTTTTTATTATGTGCTTCTAGTTCTGCTTCTGTCCTTTTTACTTTTTCTTCCAACTCTCTGATGTATTTAAATAGTGCTTCCCAACCGTCATAGCGAAGTTCGGTCAAAGATAGGTTTGTATCTTTGGCAATCTGATGCAGGTCAACGGCGCTGTTCATCAGCAACGGGGCAATGGCGTTGAGTGCTTTTTGCATGCGTTCTATTTCTGGAACAAAAACACTTTTGGCAACTGAAGGTTTTCCATAAAAATCAAACAGGTGTTTCATCGTCGTGTTCAACACTTTCATGGCTAGTGGGTGGGTCACGGTCAACGCAGTCCCATCCGCAGCCGACATAGCCTGCGATGTCCAACCAATGGTCACGCTTTTCAGGAGTCCATGAGAGGCGGCTAATCTTCAACAATGCCATCATGACCGCAACGTCATGCGGAAAAATGACAAAGCCCTTTCGTTTGCCTCGTGTACGCATCAAATAAGCATGCCACAAATCGGCAGTCAAACTGAAGTCGTCGTAGGGGTCGCCGTAATCGTCGTTACGGTCACCGACAATCAGATTGGCTGCATCAATGAGTACTTGTTGGCGTTCGTTGGATGCCATGGAATCTCCCTGTTGTTTACCTTGTTTACCAGTTTAGCGAAGTCTACCAGCGAATTGACACGATAGGACACCTCAAATTGATTGTTCCATGGGTGGTCGTGAAGCACGGCAAACACGCCAGCCTTTTCTAGTTGTTGGTAGTACAAATGGTGGTCGTCAATCATTGCCGAATGTTCCTTGGCGGTATGGGCAAGAATGGTCTTGTCGTTGGTGAAGTGCAGGTGGTCTGGAACGAGGTCGTGGTCGTGCAACCACTCGGCGGTCTGTGCCCACGCCGTTGTTGGGCGGGCGGTAATGACGTGCAATTTGACTCCCATATTCCTTAACATCTCCCAACCACCGTACACATTCCTCATTGGTGACTCGGATGCAAACAGACGATGGGTAACAGGGGCTGAGTTGAGTAGGGCGTCAAACTCCTTCTTGTTCATTCCCCAATCGTCGTAAAAGTCCCAATGGGTTGGTTCTGGAAGGTCTGTCATTTCCAGCACGTCTTCACAGTACTTTTTAAAGGCACTCATGAACGGGTAAACCACCCCATCCATGTCAATGCCAACGTCAGTGATTCTCTTTTGTTCGTACATTTTGTAACTCCATGTTTACACGAATGGTTGAGTGTATGTCTTTGTTCGTACATACGGGCGGATACTTGTTACTAATTACTGATACTGTTTTCCCGCATTTAGGACATTTGTAATGGTAGGGAAGTGACTTCATTGCTCCTCTTCAACGTCTATAACCTCCTGATAGAAAGCATCGGTGGCTGACGGTCCAAGACCTCCGTAAGGTAGGGCGTTGGCTTGGTCGGCTGCTCGTTGCCCAAACAGTCTAGAGAGCACGCCACTTGAACCACGAGCCTCTACCTCAAAACGCACAAGGTCACGGGTGTCGTTGATGTTTTTAAACTTCTCAATCATGTCAAAGGCTCTGTCCATCTCTGATGACAATGTACCATCAAGCCCTTGTCCTTCCAACTCTTCGGCAAACCTAGCGAACATGACTCGGCTAACCTGCATTTCAATCATGGCTCTTAGGGCGGCTTGAAGTTGGTCTTTAGTTCGTATCTCTACAGGCAACTTAAACGCACATTCTGCATGTTCCTTAAATGCGGGACATTTAGAGGCCAGATAACAATTATCGCACTGCCGTAAAAGTACTCCTGAATAACGAATTACGTTGGTTTGTTCTGGCGCAATTTCAATAGATTCCCCATGTTCATCAATGGTTTGTGAACCCATTGATGTTATGGTTTCTACGCCAATGACGGGCAATAATAACCTATCGTTTTCGTTCCGCTTTTCGGGAGGGGGTATAACAATACCTGTACCCCTGTTTTCCACATTTGCCAAACTACCACCATGGGGGGGTGTAATAATTATGTCACCACTTTCGGTGTCGTCTGAAGCATCCTGATTGGTTGATGTCATGGTGTCATAGCCCCCAAAAATGTGTTCTTCGTAACGTTTCCAAGACACGATTGCCAATTTGCTGACCGCATCCACTTCATCAGCCGCAACGTTCTCATAAGATACACCAAGTCGTTCAATATCTACCCTATGTCGTTTACGTGCTGAGTCTTTTTGTTGGGCTGGATAACGTCGTAAACCATGACCCGTCCACACCTGTGTTTCTCCGTAACGAACTGCGCTTGTCCAAGAATTGACCAGCACAGCATCCCATTTATAATTTTCAATGTTGTCTGGCTTTGAGGTCAATCCCACCATCTCGGCGTTCCAGCGCATGGCAATGGCATTTAAACGGTTGTGGTGGTGTTTTGTCAGGGCTTTGTCGCTGATGGCTACCCTTCCATTCCTTTGGCAAATCCAATTTAATCGTTCAAGGTCGTCTGCGTCGTTCCAGATAGGTACGTACTTTTCTCCTAACCATGTTCCATCGTAATCTGGGCGACCTATAACCAACGTTAAGTCATCAGCGTGCGCTCGTAAAAAGGCATCGTAGCGACCCACGTCCTCGTCTCCTTCTGACGTGTACACCAACAACTCACTATTTTCGTACTTCGTGCGTAGGTCTAGTTGCCTCTTCTTTGGAATTGCCAAGTGAGTCAAATTTATGCCAATACGACGTACTTTGGCAGACAACAGCATTGAGGCATACATTCCTTTTTCTGCTCCGCCAAAGTAAATCTTCACTCCCATCCTGCCTTGCGCCAAACAGCCTGTGAGGAGAACGCCTCAACTTCTTTGCGGTGCTCGTTGCTGTGATACAGGCGCAGAACATGGATACACGGGTCCTGTCCCTCTTCGTACTGTTCTGCTTCTTCTTGGCTCATTGGCATACCGTCGTGCGGTTCGCAGATGGGTGGTGAACACCAACCCATTTTTACGCCAATTTCAATCCATTCGTCTTGCCTCATGTTTCTCGCCATGTCCTTTCTGCGTTTTTGAGCCGCTGCCTTTCTATCTCTTTTGTGATTTCTTCCCATCCCACTATTGTACGTGGTTGATTCCATTCTGGGCGTAGAATTTGTGGAACGGTAACAAGGAGAGACGGTATACCCTCTTTAATTACTTTGGCAACTGCCGCTGGGTCGTTGTCCACGTACCAATCAATTCGTGTATGTGCTGCATGCACAGCCCTTACTCTGTCAAGGCGATTGTCTGAACCAGTTTCCCAATGAAAATCAATTGAACCTGGCTTAAAACCTTCCTTTTTTAACCACTCCATGACAAGTTGATGTTGCGTTTTGTCAACGCCATCCACCAACAAACAAATGCGTCCGTTGTATGTAGGAAACAGCATGTTCCATAATTTACGTCCATGATTGTTTGGTTGACTAGAGCCAATCTCAGGAGACCTGTTGGCAATTACCTCAAACGTAACGACAATCACTTGTCGTACAATCCCAGCATTTGTCGTTCCTTACGGGTATACCATTCAGCGGCTGGGCAGTACATACACAGGTATTGACGTTTTTCTTTTGGAACACCAATCTTTCGTCCAACCGTCTTTGACTCGTCACACCAGTCCACACATCCTCTGTCGGGGCGATTGTGCTTGTTAAAGCAACGTAAAGCATCCACCTTTAATTCGTCACGGAAATCTTTGATAATGATGTCGTGGCGCTTCAATTCGTTCTTGATAGCGGTCTCGGCATCTAGTTTGTCGGCTGTGTCTTTGTCGGTGCGGAATATCAAGGCACGCCAATTGTCATAGTCTTGGTTGCGGGCCTTATGTCGTTCTAGGATGTCAATAAGTTCCATGTCGTATTCTGGTGGACCGTCGTAAGGGCGCATTTTGTAAATGACGCCATCAGTTTTCTTTCCGTTAACCACACGCCAACAGACGAGCAAGCGATTAGGTTGTTCTGACATGTTATTCTCCAAACGTTGTATATCAGGTTACAGTTGTTTTTTTTGTTCTTGGTTTAAGGCTATTGTCTAGTGCAAGTCCTAAAAATTCACCGTTATTGGGGTCTTCTACATACGTAAACGGCGGTGGTAAACGCATTGCACCAAATTGAGAACCTTTAGCAACTCTCACTAAAGAACCTGGTTCAATGTTTAATTTGGACTTTTCCTTGTCCAAGCCTTCTGGATACCATTCGTACACGGCTCCAACACGTGGTCTTTGGGGGCGACGACGGCTGTTATGTTGTTCGTTTTGCCCATGTGACATGATTACATTATAGTGTACACCAATTAGGTGGTAAGTCAGTCTGAAGGAGGTGATTTTGATTTGACCCTTGCCTCATATTCTTTCCTCTGAACCCATGCCAAATATCTTTTATTGTATCTTTTATTCCGTTTGCTAGGGTCTTCTTTGCTAGGGTCATAGTTTAACCTTGTTCTGTATCTTATGTTTTCGGTAAGAATATCGTAATTTGCCGATTCTTGTTTAAGAGTACGGCGACCAACATCTGGAACGAATTGGCGTAGCCTTTCGCAACGTGAACAACTACACCCTGTGGCAACTACCGTTGCTATTAGTGCACGCATAGCCGTGTGGCGAGGGTCTACCGTCAATAGTTCGGCATCGGTTGAAAGCGTTTGCGGTAGGCGTTCTCCCTTTATCAGACCATAGTCTTCTCCAGCGTCTTCTGGGTCAATATCACGTTCACTGGAAGTTCCAGTCTTGTAACGGATGCTTTCCATTCGTTCGTTGTAGTCTGTTTCTCGTTCTTGAGTTGATGGATATTCAAAATTGTTTTCTGCATTTGGCATTTGAATTCCAGTCATTGCTGTTCCTCACGGAGTTTTGCAGCACGTGCTCTTACACGTGCGTTACGTTGTTCACGTTGTTCTGGAGTTCGTCTGTGATACCGTGCTCTGTCAGTTTCACGTTTACGCTCACGTTGTTCTGGAGTCGGTTTTGGTTTGGCGTAAATCTTTCTGCCAGTCGTAGACAACCTTGGTATAGCAGCCTCGTCTTCGTACATTTGTTTAGTTTGTGTTTTAAAAGACTCTGTTTGTGCCATGTGGTTGATGTCTGGTGGCAAATAACTTCGTAAGCGTTCACAACGTGAGCATTTACAATCGGTTGCGGTGACTGCGGCTATAAGTCCAATCATCCCTGGATAAGCGGAGTCGTCTCTGGTAAATGGTTGTTCGGGGTTCATGAATAATACGGTTTTTGTTCTGGATACATTTCGCTTGGCTTACCCCGTGTTACGTACACTCTGTAGTCGTTAGATGGTTGTCCAAAATGGCTGTAGTCATAGTCTTCGTCTTCTGGGGTTTGTATAAACGTTGAGGGCATCCCAAAGGCTGCTGCGGAATTATCGGTGTATGGCAACGGTTCAAACACTCCCTGGTCTTTATCTGCTTCCATGACATCGCTGGCACGAGCATTTAACAAACTACGACGTCTCCTTGGATACTGTTGTTCAAGACGTTTTTCTTCTTTAAAAGCACCACGCTTGGTCATAAAAGGTCGGCTTTCATGCACCAAGTCCCCCTCGTTATACCACCAACCACCTTCTTCCCTGCCTCCGTACGAATCACGTTCTTCGTAAACACCAACACGGTAGGGAGCAATGCGCTCTTTCAACCTTTCGGAACGTGACAAGTTCCTGGTTTTACGTTTGTGTAAAGCCTTGCCGATAGCGGCAGTATTTGTCGTAAATTCGCCACTGTAACCAGTTCCGTCGTCATAATAAACATTGCTTTTTTTATTTTTAACATCTTTGTCTACGCTTGAATACTGTTTACGTTCTTCAAGCACTCTATCAACAGTGGACGTTCCAAGCAAAGCGGCAAGTGTAATGTGTTTATCGGTTACACGTGGATAACCATAAGAAGGAACTTCTCCCGAAAGCATTTGTGTTTCTTTATCTTCAGCCATTTTTCTAAACATTTGTGATTTGGTCGCAGAATCAGCAACGTCTGGATTGTCCCACCAAAAAGACGATTTTCTTTTAGATTTATTTAATTTTATTTCTTCTTTTCGTTCAAATGAATCAGGGTCTCTGTCAAGAGGTCCTCTATCTTCTTTTTCTTTAGCAAAATCAGCAATATCGTTATACTTTTTTATTAGTTGCATGGTTTCGTCTAACCATGCTTTTTGATTTTTAAGAGAACGAGAGTCTCTATCTAACGCTTTGCTAAACCCAACTTTGTCATATGAGTCTCCTTGGTCTTCTTGAAAACGAAGTATCTGCTCTCCAGTTGCTGCCGACCCTGGTCGGATGACAGCCCTTGCTATGGAGTCACGAAACCGTTGACCACGTGTTAGTGGCTGTTCGGTTGGAACACCGTCGTCCCAATCGCTCATTTAACAATCCCATTTACGCAACGACTTGTTGATACGGCTGTCTGGGTCACGGGCTGTCTTGGCAGAAGTGTTCTTCTTCTTCATACCTTCCATTCTCGCACAAAATGACTTGCGACGGGCAGCCGATTTGGGAGACTTCTTAGCCTGTTCCTTGGACACGGGCGGCTTGAGGTTATGCCCTTCCTTCTTGGCAGACGCACGACCTTTGGCGTTTAAACCACCTTCGGGGTTCTTGCCCTCTTTGCGTTGCCACGCTGCTGATTTAGCCATTTTTCTTGGCTTTCTTGGTTTTCTTTGATTTTTCTGCGGGAACGCAGTTAGGAACTAATTTACCGTTCTTCTTCTTCATTCCTTTTTGCACGTAGCCATCCCAGCAAGGACCTTGTTTAGCCATTACTTTTTCTTCTTTGCTACTGCCATGTTGTCTACGAGGTTGGGATAAGGGCGTCCTGCTTTTTTAGCACGAGCCTTTGCCTCAGCCTTTTCAGACGGGTCAAGTTTCTCTGACTTTTTCTTGGGATTCTTTTTATCCCATACTTGTTTCTTTTTAGCCATTGTTATCTCCTATTTGTAGGGGTCTTTTAATTGTAGAAGTCTTTTAATCTTTTTCATAACCTTTTGGACCGTCCTCACCATTGGGTTCCCATGTGTCTGGCATGTCATCATAGGTTCCTTCAGAACTTTTATAGTCTTTTGGTACGCCGTTTTCGTCAAAAGCATAGTCATACCCTTCAGGTGGTGATGTCCACGCTTGTAGAAACGGGTCCCAACGCTTTTTAGGACGCCTCTTGGGATTATTAGATTCATCTTTGCCACGTGTCATGGTTATCAGTATTTTGGAATTTCGTCAAACGTATCGTTTGGGTTTTCGTCGTTCCATTCGTCAATATAGTCGTAATCGTCGTCGTCCATGTCCATTTCTTCATTTTCGTTGACGTTTACTTCCTGAGCATTAGGAAACACCTGCTTAACAATAGCCATTTTCTCTTCATCCGTTTGGGGACGTTGAGGACGTCGCCTAGGGTTATTGGATTCGTCTTTTCCTCGTGCCATTGTTGTTACAAGTACTGCATGCCCGTGAGACTGTATGGAAGTGCTTGGTCAAGGCGGCCTGATTGAGACCCAAAGAGTTTCTCATTCAATAAGGCTCTACCAGCACGACGGGCGGCAGAAGGAGTCTTGAATTCTTGAGTCAGGCGGTGACGAGTGCCTTCAACATTGGAAATGGCACGTGGCGGCTTGCTTGGATGAGATTGATACCACGCAACCCATCCTTCAGGGGCTTTGTAAGGCGCTGGCTCGTCAGTTTCTTCTGGAATTTCTCCTGCTTGCCATGCCCTATAAGCGTTGTAATCGTCTCCGTAATGTTCCTCGGCTCGTGCCTGACGTTCTGACCTGTAGTACGAATCAGCAGCGTCTCCAACAGAGTCCATATTATACATAGCAGTTTTATATTGTTCCAGACTTTCTTTGTTTGAAAAAGGCTCAGGGGAGGCATCCCCAATGTCGTCTGGATGTTGCCTGTGCTCCCACTCAAAACCGTAGTTTCCAGAAGGGGTTTGATAGGGACGACCAAATGTTTGCGCCCTGTCCGTAGGGAGACGTCTTTTATAATCTTCATATGTTTCTGGATTATGTGCAGCAAGGTATTCGGCTTCAGTTGGAAACGAGCGGCCTTCAAATTCTTCGGGATATTCGTTGTAGTTATAAGATTCTGAGGCATAATCGTCTTTGTTTTGTTGTACTAATTCATTAATGTAACCTTGGCGACGGTCAACCATTCCCATGTTGTGCCACTCGGTGCTTCTTTTTGGACGGCGGTTTGGATTGCGTGATTCGTCGTTTCCTCGTGCCATGTTTGTTCCTTAATTGAATGGGGGAAGGTTCTTGCGTTTGCGATTCTGTCCATAGCCTACACCTGCCACCGAACCCAAACCCGTAAACGTGCGGATATTGTCAATTGCTTCTTTCAGCAAACGACGGGTATCAGAACGGTTGCCAGAAATCGGTTCTCCACGGTGGCTCAACGGCATATTAATAGTGACCTGTCTCTCGTCGTCGCCCGTAATCGGCGGTGGGCAAATCGGCTAGTTCTGAACGCTCCACGACGTTGTACTGCATTTGCAACTCATGACCACGCATGGTAGCGCTGGTCATTTCAACCTCTCCGCCACGGTCAGGAACGATGGTCTTGAACTTACCATCGGTTGCCCCCATGATGAGGTCTCGGTTCATTGAACGTGATTCATTGACAGCCATATTTACTCCTCTTCCTTAGTCACTTTGCCTGCGGTCTTCTTTTTACTGCCCTTGCCTTTGCCCTTGCCTTTGTCTGTCTTCTTGGCTGCTGGTGCGGGAGGTGTCGTGGTGGCTTCTGCAAGGTCTTCCCTTGCCTTGTCTTTGATATCACTGCGTTTCTTGGTCTCCGCTACTTTTGTTTCAGTGGCCTTCGTTTCTTTAGTTGTCTTCTTTGCAGCAGGAGTCTTTTCAGCAGGAGTCTTTTCAGCAGGAGCCTCAGTCGCCTCTGCGGGCTTTTTAGGGTCGGACTTCTTACTCGCAGGTCCTTCCTTTGCGGGAGGCATTTTGCGAGCATCAGTAGTTGTTTTTTTAGTGCTGCTATCGCTGGTAACGGTTGTTGTGTCTCGTGCCGTTCTGTTACGACCAAAAGCCGTTTTGTTACCAAACTTTACACCGCTAAAGTCAGCCATTGAGTCCCCAACGTTACCACTTCGTCCACCAGCACCGCCTGCACCGCCACGACCAGCACCGCCAAGTCCTGCTCCGCCGCCGCCAGCACCAGCCTTTGCGCCGCCAGCACCGCCTTTTCCGTATCCACCCGAACCACCATCGCCACCAGCACCAGAAGAACTTCCTGCAAACGTAGGAGCATAAGTCTCTGACTGGTCAAGTGTACCGCCAGTCTGACTGTCTGAAATCTTATTGCCTTGTCCTCCAAGTTGACCAGTGTTCCCACTTTGGTCTATACCTTTTCCAACACCAGCGGCTCCTTGCCCAGTATTGATAATAATGTCTCCATGGACTGCGGTTCCACCTACTCCAGCCTTTGCGCCACCACCATCGCCAATGCCACCAAATGCACTACGACGACCTTCACGCTTTGGTTGTTCTGGGCGTGTTTGTTCATATGATGAGCGTTTCATATCTGCGTTTCCTTCTACTAATTTACCACTTGCTTTAGGTGTTGGCCTTAATTCTCCATATGTTACTCCCTGATTGTTTGCTTGTGAACGGTGTCCCTGTCCTAAACTGGCTGCTCCCATTTGACGAGTTCGGGCTTGGTCATACGTTCCTGTCCTTGTGGCCTGCAAATTAACTCCAGCGAAACCAGCCTCTTGGTATTGTTGAAATGGATTAACTGGCATTTAGACCCACAAACTTTGCATTGAATATCTACTAGAACCTTGGAACGTGTCGTCAACCAAACCGTTACGGAACATGACGGGTGCACCTGATACCCAGGAACGATACGTCGGTGTATAACGTTGTAATGATAACACGTCCATTATACCCGATTCTCGTTTGGCAAACCCAAAGCGCTCTGGCATAAGTTGTTGCGGAACTACGGGGCGAATCTGGCGGATGGTATCAGGGTCTGAAATAGCCGATTCTAGGGCAAGGTCCACCAGCATCTCCTGTCGGGAAGCCCATGGTTTAGCCATTGTCAGTCATCAACATTCGGTCTTACTTGGGGAGAGTATCCCAACGTTATGGGGTACTGCATGATTTTAGCGTTTCGTTGGGCGTATGTTTCTTCACGCTCATATGTGCCAAGTCCACTTGCGTCGTCATATCTCCACACACGGTCTGCGTCTGGCATTATACCTTCAAACGGCAGTCTCAATTGACCAGCATCTTCTAATCGCAATTGTTGTTTGCGTGTAAACGGCTTACGACTGTTACGAGGACGCCTACCCGATGCTACTGCGTTTCCACGTTGCTTTGCCCTAACTGTTTCGTAGTGAGTATCGGCTATTTCACGGGCTGCGTTTGTAGCCACTTCTCTATTAGCAATATACTCGTCAGCACCATGGTCTATAAGATAGTGTTTAAATCCAACGGGACTGCCAGCGGTTTGCTTGTGGCGGTCTCGTTGATAAGCAGCCATCATCATGTTGTTTGCAATTTGTTGGGGAGAGTGATAACCATTATCCGTCAGCGCATTGTGGATTGCCCTTTGATGTCTGGCAGTTGTGTTGCTGTACTTTTGAGTCGGCACAATTACGGTTCCATTCTGGTTTCTCCATGCAATTGGAGTACTGTACGAATAGACAACGTTTCTGTCGTTAGAGTCTGGAATCTGGCGCAGACTCAAACGAGTATCGTCTAGCCGACCATAACTGCCAACTGCGCTCGCATCACCATAATGTGTAAAGTTTCCTCTTCCTGTGGTGGCCCCTCTAGTATCATTACTTTCAATAACGAATGACCTAGCGACTCCTTCAATATTGCTACGTCGTGGTCGCTGTCCCTGTCGTCCAGTTCTACGTCTTGTGCGAGAAGATGAATCATCATTTGTGTCTTCCAAACTTGCCAGTGAGTGTTGGTTCCAAGTTCTATTTAAAATGTTTAGATGGTTTGCTTTTCTGTTGCCAATTTGTCTAATGGCGTAGTCCCGTTCGTGTCCAATACGCAATGCAGGGTTAATGGGGACAATGGTATTTTCAATGTCGTTTTTTAAGTCATCAAAACGTTGTTTCCATTCAGTATTTTCTATGCCTGTTTTACTAACTTCTCTACTGTGGTTTTGTGCCCATTCTTTCACGTTTCTTTCGTCTATATCGTACGGTGCTGATTGACCTGCCTCAATGTTGGGAACAGTGCCTCCTTGAAATAGGTTAGTTCTCTCAGGTCTGAGTCCGATAACTTGAAATGTAGTGGGAACATTGTAAATTTGTTCGTCGTAAGGTGGCCTTATATCTCCCCGTACCCAGGCTTCTTGGTCTACTTCGTTATCATAGCCTGACCAATATGCACGCTCTTCTGGTGACAGCGACCTAGCCCACTCACCAGTGCCTTGTAGTCCAAGATTTGAGATTTGTCTAGCGTTTCTCCTGCGTGTTTCATATTCGGTTTCTTCTTGTTCAGTCCATCGGGGAACTTCTCCGCCAAGCGTAGGGTCATTTGTTGTAGCGTCCGTTGCTTGTGCTACGTCTTGATGCAGCCTTCGTCGCATTGGTTGATGAGTGTCTGAATAATTTGATTGAACTTCTATCGGCTCATGTGGCGCAAAGTACTTTGGGTCGGGCATGTACATGCCAGTGGGGTTTTGTTCGTCTTCTGTCACTCCTGGGAACACTCGTTCAATTTCTTCGTTTGCACGACGGCGATTTTCGTCCTGCTCACCTTCTCCGTAGTTCAGCAGTGCTTCATTAATAGATGCTTCCGCACGACGTGTTCCAGAAAGTAGGCGTGCTCTGTCAGAAGCAATACGACGACGACGGTCTGCTGGCGTTTCTCGTGGGCTTCTAGGAGGAGGTGGTACGGTCATTCTTTGTCTTTCAAATCATTGATATGTTGTTCAAATTTGTCGTACATCTTTTCAAGGATGGTCTTGTTGGCTGGATTGCGGTCAATGAAGTCAGCCTCTTCTGGATAGTCCTTGGCGGCTTCAGGGCGAGGAATCCCTTGGTATGGAGTAGGGTCGGTGTCTTCTGACACACGGTTTTCACGTTCGGCTGCCTTCTTTTCTTCCTCTACATAATCGTAAACGGGACGTGACGGATTGGTGGGATGTGATGAACGTGCTTCACGACGTGCGATATTTTCGGCACGACGCATCTCATTTACCTCATTGACGTCCTTGATTTCACGTGTCTGGCGAAAATGGTCTAAGTCCACAATTTTTGGACGACGACGTGGGTCGTTTGCTGAATCAACACCTTTAGGCATTCTCACCGCCCTGATACTCGTTGTCGTACCAATCAAGGAAACGACCATAACGACCAGCAGAGCGATGTAATCCAGTTTCACGAATTACTTGTGCAATATCGTGTACGTTTTCTTCTGTTACGTTTCCTTCATCAAAATCCATGATGTGTTGCATAATGCTCTCACGAGCAACAGATTTGGTTCTGGCTAAGTCCCAAAAACCAGCAACACCAGATGCGTCTGGTCGTTTTGTTTTTTTAGGCATGTTTTATTATCCCACAATCAACGCCAAGCGGGAGCAAGAACTTTTAAGCGTGCCCGACGCTCTGGATTAATTTGCTCTTGTTGATTCTCGTTGTTTCTAGGTAGTCCACGTGGTACGTAATTACCATCACGCATCAGTCGCACTGGGTCAGCGCCAGGAGGGGCAAATCGCAAACCCCTCTGTTGTTGTTCCAATGCGGTCCATTTGTTGAACTCATCGGGCCAAATATAGTCTCCAGGATTTATTCGCTCACCTTTATGGACACCACGTGAATATTGACGAGCGTTCATTCGGCTTAGAGTGCCAAGCACCTTGTCCTGACGTCGGTTAGACGACATAGTGCCAAGGTATCCATCTGGATACTGTGCTTCTGGATTGCTTCGGAAGCCAGCCAGTGCTTGGTCTTTGGCATTACGGAAAACTGGTGCGGGTCCAAACGTTACTGCTGTGCCTACACCAGGTGGTTCAGACGGGCTGTTCCAAGAAGTAAATGATTGTTTAGCCATTAGTTACCTAAATCTTCCTTCTTTTTTAATTGCCGCATTGCACGTTCTTCTGTTTCAGAATTTTCAAAAGGATGCTTGTAGGCGTACGCATCTTTTGCTTGTTCTACTGCCTCTGGATACATTTTTATGATTGGTCTTCGTCTTGGATTGTTGGCTTCGTCTTTTCCTCGTGCCATGTCAACGTCCCTGCGTTAGACCCTGACTCATCATTATTCCACCAGCACCGCCACCAAACGGTGAAACGGGACGGACTTCTCCTCGTTTCCTATAATAGCGAGTTTTGTTACGGGACGATGGTTTGCGTCGTCCTTCGGACATAGATGCCATCGTCAGTTTACCCTGTTTTCCTTGTATGTGCTCGTTCCACGAACCGTGTCGCTAATATCGGTCCAATCGTCAGGTTTATTTTGTGGGTCGCTAGGAGCACCTCTTTGATGAGAAACACCGCTGAGTGAACTGTCTTCATTAACATTCAATGATTTTCCAGAGGCAGTGGTTCCAAATTCATTTGTCTGCGTTCCACCACCATAACTGTCTCTACTTTCAATGATACTTCCAGTCCCTTTATGTTGGTACATTCGTGTAGCATTTCGTTTGATACCAACACCAACGTTGTCAAGGTGCGCCATACGTGCAGCAGTTCCCCTGCTTCCAGCCCTACTTTGTGTTGCTTCTGGCATGTAATCTATTGCTGGGTCTTGTTGCATACGTGTTTCATGACCATCGCTGCCCCAACCAGATTTTGTCGTATACGTTACAATTCCACGCTGCATTGGATTACTTCCCCATGATTCGCTGACACGGGGTCCTACAAAACCATCGGCATGTGCAATGGTGTGTTGGTCAAGTTCTTGTTGTGAGGGCACACGACCCGCACGCTCTGCATGTGTTTTTGCCACACTGTTAGTTCCCGTTGGGTTTCCACGATGGTCAGATGTCATTGTTAATAACCTTTTCCTAGTGGGATTACTCCCATTGATTTTTGTGTGTTTTTGGCAATGTCATTGAATCTTCGGCTTGCTGCCTTTTCTTCTCGTCGGGCAGTTCTAAATTCGCCTTCCATTTCCTGTCGTTTTGTAGTGCCATACTTCACATCACTTTTAGAAACTTCTCCAAGCGGTGTAAAATCACCACCGCTGTCTTTACTTAGTCGGTTTTGAAGGGATGATTGTTTAAACTTTGCCGACTCCCTTTGAAGTGCTTGGCTACGAAGGCCATCGTTAGACATAGAATATCCAGCACGTTCTGCGTTGGTTTTTGCTTTGGCAGGAGAACCATATGCGTTTCCAGCCCTGTCTTGCGTTGCCATTGTTACCTCACTACTGGTTTGATGGAGATAGCAGAAATACTTTCTCCGTTCTCTCCAATAATATCATCAAAGCCAATGATGTACAGTAAATCAATACCACGTGGGGCAACGAAGCCACGTGCGATGGCACATGCCTTGACTGCTTGGTTCACAGCGCTTGCGCCGATTGCTCTAACTTTTGGATACTGACCAGCAACAACAGAACGAGCAAGGATGGAGCCAACCGCTTGAGGGTTGCTGCTGCCCGACACTTTAAGAAATTCATCTACGTGTGCGTTTAGTTCTTGAGACATAATACTCCTAATAGGTCAAGTTGTGACCTATACAGGTTACTTGTATTGTGCGTCTTGTAGCAGTTCTACCAAATCATCCAACCTCATCACAACGTAAGAGTCACCTACTGCCTTTTCACCCTTGCCTGGACGTTTTACGATTAACACAGGTAGTGCGTCCTTTAATCGTTTGGCTTGCTCAACAGTGGCGGTGAGCCATCCACTCAAATCCCACTTCTTCTGATTCTTACATTGTAAACACGCATTACGAAGCGTTGTACGCTGCTGTATGCCATGGATATCACCCGTGTCGTTTTCGCCTGCGAGAACGGCTCTCCGTGCGTCTGAGAAGCCTTTAGAGATGAGGTACTCCTTTACCAGCGTTTCAAATGCCGTGCCTTTGGCTTTGTGCTTGTTACCCATCAATCTTCTCCCATTCGGCTTGGCTAAAACCTCTAATGCGTCCGTCTGTTTCAATGTACACCCATGTTGGAGCATCAGGGTCACACCCACACCCAGAGATTTGGCGAGGGTTATGTTCCACTATTGTGCCGCACTTTAAACACTTTACTTTAATCATGGCTGGTATCGGTGCAGTCGTCGGTCTTGGGGTGCTGTGCTAATACGACGACTCAGTTCCCTTGACAGGATTTGAGTGCCACGTTCACATCGTTCAAACACTGATTCTACCAGTTTGCGATACGCCCTTGCACCAAGGTGCTTGTCCTGCATTTCCAAGACTTGTGTATCGGTATCACGACGTGCTTTAGCAAGAGTAACCGTGTCTCCCTTTTCTCCGCTCCATTGACCAATCAAGGTTTGTGCTTCCATAAGCCGCAGGTTGTTGGCACAACGTTCTTCGTCAATCTCTGCCACGACAAGTTCGGTCTTTGAATACGACAACCACGCCATGAACTCTGAGTACTTGTTCATCAGGTCTGAGTCCGACAACTCGTCAAGGTTCTTGGGAATGTCGGGCACAGCGCCAATCGGCCTATCAGGAAGATTGAACTTCTCCAGGAAGTTCTTCATTGCTTGGTTTGTTTCTTGCGTTAGTTCCGTGAACATCGTTCCTCCAGCATACGTCCTTGTACGGACATTGTTTACAGGTTCTGTGGTCTTTTTCCGCCCACTCAGGTCGGTCAATCAACGTACCGTCTGCTAGGTGTTGTTTGACCAGTGCTGCTGCCGCAAGGATGTGTTGAATGAGGGCAGGTTGGTACTTGACCTCAAACTCCTTGCAGTCTTGTGTTGCCTTCCATTCGTACAAGATGATGCCTTGGTGAACACCAGTCACATGCATGTACAGGTTTATTTGGCGAAGGTGTGTGATGAATGGTTGGCGAATTCTTTTAAATAACTCTATGTCTGTTATCTCTTTTGATTCATATTGTTTGTACAAATCAACGTTTTCATAGCGTACGGTTCCCGTTCCTACGCTTTTGATTTCAAGGATTGCTTGACCGTTTGCATCCTCAATCAATCCGTCTGCGGTTCCCATGATGTGGTGCGCTTCGTCAAAGATTGGCAACTCGCTTTGCTTCATTATGCCAGAACGCTCAAGCCATCCCTGCCACTTGCTGTGAATCATGTGACCAGTAGCAAAAATGTTTAGCGTGGTAAATCCGTATTGTTTTTCTTTTTCTTCTTCAATGCCATGTATCTTGTACATGGAGGCACGTGGACACCAATCACGTTTACAAATCTCACTTGGATGCAAGTACTTAGTATCTCGTTTGTCAGTGTGTTGATTGTTCTCTACTGCCGCTTGTGCCGACACAACGGGAATAAGACGACCTTTTACCCTGAGACCAGTTTTGATGCTGTCTAGGTCAGCCTTGCTCAATTCAACCATTGAAGTATTCCATAAAATCGTCTTCGTACATTGTGATAAAGCGTACTCCGCCTATCTCAACTTGCATCACTGGTATGCGGTCTTCCATCAACGCCTGTTTACGTAGTTCGTTCATGTCTTTTACCTTGATGGAATACTGTTTTACGTTGTCCGTAAACTTGTTCTCAATTAAAAGGTTATTAGTTCTAACGTCGTTCTTTCGTAGCCAACCAGCACCAGAGCCTGCGTTCCTGCTTCCTTTGTAGCGGTCAGCAGTTTGTTTTTCCTGCTTGCGTGACTTTTTAAGTCGTCGCTTTCGTTCCCCGTCGCTTCCAAACAACATTAGGCGGGTACTGTCAGATTAAAGTAACCAAATGCTTGCTTCTTAAGTTCACGTTGCAGTTCAACGTCTTCACGAATTGCCGCTGTCAGTGCGTCCTTGCCTTGCCATTTCTGTTCGCCAAACGAGTAGTAGGGACCAGAGCGTGTGATGAGACCCACGGCAATACCAATATTCACCACGTCTTTAACGGTGTCAAACTCTCCCAAACGGAATCCTCCCGTACTGGTGAAATAGAAGTCAACTACTGCGGTTTGTTGTGGACGGTACGTCTTGTTCTTAATGGTGCGAGCCTTGATGGTTTGTCCAATGGCTTCGTCTTTCTCCTTAAGCCATTCATCACGCTTGACTTCAACACGACTGAAATAGTGAAAGTTCTTTGCTTTGCCGCCTGGAGTGGTGCGGTTGTCTCCCCACATGACGCCAATCTTTTCACGCCATTGGTTGATGACAAGACCAGTGCAAGCCCTGTCTTCATTGATGAGAGAACGGCGCTGTGCTTTTGACGACTTACGAAAGAACTTTCCCGTCAAACGAGCGCCCAAGCCAACGGTGAAATCTTCCATCATCTTTTCAGCCTCGTCTCCAGGAACCAATGAGGGCAGTGAGTCAATGACAATCATGTCAACTGCACGGTTATCAAGAGCCTTAATGATGAGGTCGTATACCTGTTCCATCACGTTGGTCTCCACTACCCACAATCGGTTAGTGTCTACACCAATGGCTCGTGCGTATTGAGGAACGTATGTCTCTGCGGCAATCCACAGTGCGGTAAAGTCAGGATTGATTTTTTGATTGGCAGCGATGGTTTTGTACGCCAATGCAGTTTTGCCCGACGACTCTTCTCCGATGATTTCCGACCACTGGTTCAAGGGCCAGCCACCGCCAAGCATCAGGTCAAAGGCAAGGATGCCCGTAGTGATACGTGGTACGTCTTCTTTGATTTCAGAACCTTTAATTAATACGTCATCTCCATACTTCTTAGAAACGGCGGCAACGATTGATTCCAATGATTCGTAGTCTCTCATGTTGTGCTCCTTATGCAACCCAGTTTACCTGCGATGCTTGGTCATACAACCCGTTCCAACCACAATCAAAACAATGTGGTGCTGGTGCTGCTCCGTGAATCATACTATTTGCACCCTTACCAGTGCGGCTAAATACATTCCTACTACCGCAACTTGGGCAAGTCAAATGTCCGTCACGCCTCATGGCTTCCCCGCCTTTCCAAAGACGTATTGCAGTCCCCATTCCAATCTGTGCATCTGGCGCAACGTTCTCAACAGGAGCCTGTGGTGCTGGTTGTTGCGACAAAAGCGGTCTATTGCTATATGCCGCTGGGTTTGGGTATGTCGGTTGTGGAGCGGGTTTCTCACCCTTTAATTTCTTAGCCCACCAATCACTCATCGCTTTTAGTCCACTCTTCCAAAGTTTCCTCGTCAATTACAATAGATATGTTTCCGCTTTCCAAAAGTCTATTGATTAGCGACATGCCATAGGCGACAAGAACGGGAACCAATTCTTCTTTTGGAGTACCTAGTTTATCGCTTTTTTCCAATAAATCAAGCATCCATTCCGCAGACTCCTGCGTGTTATCAGCAATACCTTGACTAACAAACAACGCCCACCTGCTGGCAATGTCAAACGTTTCGGCATCGGCAACGTCCTTTGATGGTGTTGAAAACCCCATGAAGTTGGCAAAGTCTTGGCCTTGGGCAATTGACAACATTAGATAAAATAATCTTTTATCTGCAACGGTGCTTTCCATATTTATTCCTTTGCCTCCGCCCAACTCTTTGCGAATTGATACGAAACTTTGATGGGAACCTTGTCTAAAACGCTACCGTCTCCCATTGCTTTTAGAAACGGTTTAATTATTGTTGATGTCTCATCTTGTTCTACAGTAGCCACAAGTTCATCGTGTACTTGTACTACCAATTTTACACTCGTATTCCTCATGGCGTGATAAACATTGACCATTGCCTGTTTACAAAGGTCAGCGGCTGTTCCTTGCACAATGGCGTTCACTGCCTGACGCTCTGCCCGTGAGCGCAATTCACTGTTCGGTGAACGAAGGTCGGGAAGACGACGACGCCTACCATACAACGTACTGATATACCCATCCTTACGGGCTTTTTCTACGAGAAATCGTTTCCACTCCGTAAGTTCTGAAAACGTCTTGTAATAATTGCTAAGAATTTCTTGTGCGTCTTTTTCCGAAATGCCTGTGACACGGGCAAGTTTTATTGACCCGCCACCGTATGCGGTTAAGAAGTTAACACCTTTTCCAATTTGTCGTTCTTCCGAAGTAACATCACCTGGCTTTTTCTTAAACACAGCAGACGCCGTTGCCGTGTGAATGTCCTCCTCGTTGGCAAACGTGTGAAGCAACCGACTGTCTTGACTAAACATTGCCATGATACGTAATTCAATTTGGTCATAGTCGGCAACCAGCAACGTGTTGGTTTCGTTGGCGACAAACAACTTACGAATGTTTGATGTTCGTGGAATGTTTTGAAGGTTGGGGTCTGATGACGAAAGACGACCAGTGGCTGTCCTGTGTAAATGAAAAGATGGGTGAAGGCGGCTTTTGTACAACTTAGGCAACAAACCGTCTACATAGGTGCTCTTAAGTTTTTGTAATTCCGCCCAAGACAACAACATGGGAACAACGGGATGTTTGTTTTGTAAACTCTTCAACGACTCTTCGTCAACTGATGGCGCTCCCTTTCCCGTCATCTTGTATGGTTTTAGTCCAAGACCGCCTTCGGACTTCTTAGAAAACAAGAACGTCTGTTTATGTTTGTTGGAGTCGGGGTTAAAACCAACTGGAGCATATGAAAGAATGGAATTAAGAGTGTCCTGCATCTCCTTGTCCAACTCAATGCCGAGTGCCGTTAGGTTGGTGGCGTCTACGGGAATACCTTCGTTTTCAACGTGCATCAAAACTTCCAACACGTTGTTGTCAAGTTCCAATGCTTTGGTAAGGTCGGCGTGAGCACGAACCTTTTGAATCAATCGTTTGTACAAAAGCCATGTCCAACGTGCGTCCCTGTGTACGTAAAGGGCGGTGGCATCAAAGGGAGTTGTTGATACGGTATTACCTAACTTGCCTCCGTTTTCATACGCTTTGTGACCACCGTAGTTTGTTTCAATCAAAGTTTCTAGTGCATAGTTAGAAAGACTTTCGTTAACAATGTGTTGAGTAACCATTGTGTCAACGTAGGGTCCTGGTGGTATCTCACCGTAGTACTTTGAAATTGACCGAGCGTCAAACTTGACGTTGTGTCCAACCTTTACAAGGTCGCTAAAGAAAAGAGGGCGAAGTCGTTCAAACACGTCGCTTCGTGACAACTGTTTGGGAGGCTCTCCGTACACAGCAGGTTTTACATAACGAGCCTTAGCCATTGACTCTTGACCGTTTTTCAACACCTTGCGAAAGCCTGTAGGAGGAACTGTGCTCCCGTCTCCTACCTCTTCTTTTTCTACAATCATTCCAATCCTGTGCCCCATTGGAATTGCCCACGACCTTCCGCTGGTGGCAATACCTATCCAAAACACTTCGTTACGTAATGGGTTAACGGCAACGTCTTTCAGGTACTGGTCGGTAAGGTTGTCGTGTGCCCGTTGAAGAATGTCGGGGTTTTTGTTCTTCAAACCTTTGATGTGTGCTTGGAAATCCTTTTCCAAATGTTCCATAAGGTCGGGGTGATGCTCCAACGTGGTTTGCGTTTCCACGTCAAAGGCAAAAGCCCCGACCCCACGAACGACTTCAATTAACTCGTCCAGTTCTTGGAGAGTGCTTACGACGGGAGGAATTGAACTCCCCATCGGCTACTTACCGAGGTCTTCTGAAGCAATTGCCAAAAGTTCGGCGTAGGTCGGAACCTTGATGATGGACGAGTCGTACTTCTCTTCCTTGTGCTTGGCAAGGACGGTTTCGGACAGTGGTTCAATCTTCCACTCTTCAGCAATGTCACGCTCACGAATGACCTGCAAGTTGTACGACGTTGTTGCGCCCTTACCAGTGCGACTGATTGCCCAGTAGTGCTTGGTCAATGGACCAGTTTGCGGAGCCTTGTTCAGGTTGCGAAGTTGGTCAACTACACGTGGTCCAATTTCCAACGAACGCAGTACCGATGGTCCACCAACGCTCATCAGCAGGACGTTGAACGCTACACGCTGTGAAGGACGATTGCCAAGTTCGCAAATTGGGCAACCACGCTCTTCCAATTCACGGATGCACACAAACGACTTCTGTCCGTCACGCTCCACCCAGTGTTGATGCCATGCGGCGTACGGCTCGTCCTCAATGAACTTGATGACTTGTACGTCCTCGCTGACCTTGAGGCGCTGTGCGTAGTTGGAGTCGGTGCTCTTAAGTGCATCAACTTGTTGCCAACCGCCACGCAACAGTTTGCGTTCAGTTGCAACAGCAACAGGAGAGTCTTTCTCCGTGTTGGGTGTCATTTCATCTGTGTTGTAATTCCTTGGCATGTTTTCTTTTTTCCTTTGTGTGTTTATTGGGGCCATTGCTCTTTAATGTGTTTTCTGAAGCCGTTCCAATCTGCATTGTAAATGTCATGTATCTTGAAACGGTCTATTGCTTCCACTAGGAACTCTACCTGCTCTAGACTGTAAAGTCTCCTACCTTTTGAAGGTTTTTCTGGAAGTTGTTGCTTGGTGGGTTTAGGTGTTCGGTACTTGGCTTTTGGAATCCAACCCCGATGTTCCCACACCCGTAACGTTGATGGTCGTTTTCGCAATGCAACGGCAAGTTGACCAATGGTAAACATCTGCACTTCCTGTCCGTTTATGATATACCGTTTTGGCTTAGCGCCATTAAAGCGGTCTTCGGCAATTGCGGTATCTTCCTTTTTTCTGTTTTTGGGAGTTCGCCCACCAGGAAAATCTGGAAGGTCGTTGAAGAGGTCCAACGGGTCTTTCACGCCTTGAACGCCCATGTTTCTTTCTCTACGTAAAAACCTTGAATGGTTGGCAACAGGGACTTGTCGTTCCACGCAACAGCGAGAAGTTTGTCTTCGCTAAGGCGTTCCACAATTTCTTTGACGTCATCCCACAAACCGTTTTCTTTCGCCCATTGTTCTGCGTTGGCGGCGTTGAATGTCTTGCTTACACGACGCTCACGCTTGAGTTCGTGTCCACCGACGTTGAGCCAAATGTGTCCACTGTCGTCGGGAGTGCCATGCTGTTCTACAACGGTGCTCAACTCTTTTTTGATTTTGTCTACCCTCGCCTCAAGTTGGCTGAGTAGTTTCTTTTGCGAGACAAACTCTTCCACCATTTTTGTGTAGTACGTTTCGTCAAACTGTTCTGACATTTCACACCTCCGAGTGTTGTAAGAATTCTGTTAGTGAACTTAGCGTCAACTCAAATCTACCTTGTGTATCGTAACCTTTGTCAATGAACGCTTCGTTGATTCCTCGTTTTTGTTGAAGCATTTCATACTGACGTTCCTCAATGCTACCTTTCATAACGAAGGAGGCTATTGTAACGTGGGGGTGTTGCGAAGATAGGCGAATGATGCGAGCCTCTCGTTGGTCTAATTTTCCTGCTGACCACGGAAGGTCATACGAAATAAGGTAATTGGCTTGTGGCAGGTCAACGCCATAGCCACCAGCATCTGACGACAGGAACAAACGGGTTTTGGGGTCAGTAGAGAACTTTTGTTTTGCTGCGTCTTTTTCTGATGAATCCATGTCGCCAGTAAACAATACGCACGACGTCAGGTCTTTTGTGCGCTCAGCCAACAATTTTAGGTTGCTCTTAAAAAACGAAAAGAGTACTACTTTGTTATTTGGGTCTTCATTTAAAATATCCGTAATGTATTCAATAACCGCATCCATCTTTGGGGTGGCAAAAGGTTTGGTCAACCATTGCATGTCCATTACTTCTTTGGCGTATTTACTACCTGCATCGGCGTTCGTGTCCGTGTATTGGGTTGCCGAAATGTCTACGAGCATTGGGTTGTCACACAACATTCGTAACACGGTAAGACGTGACATTATTTGTCCTTGTGCTTCATTTGCCGCTGCGTTGCCGTGATAGTGCGCCCACAGGTCAAACCCTTTGCCGTGCATGTTTAAGGCGTTTTTTATTTGCGCCAGCAGGTCATTTGCAATGTTTGTATACGCTTGTGCTCCCTTGTCGTCAAATTGAACGGGAATGACCGTTGAAATGACTTTGGGCAGTTGGTCTTCAATGTCTTTCCTACTCTTGCGAACCATTGCCTTTTCCATTGATTTGTTGAGCAAGTTGAGGTTGCGATACCTTGTTGGTCTTCCAAACTTGTCACGAACAATAAACGTTTTATCAAACACGTCAAATTTGCCAAGCACGTTTGCGTCCACAAATTCCATAATGGAAAACAGTTCTTCTGGTTTGTTCTCAATTGGTTGTCCAGTAAGGGCAAACCGATACTGACACTTTTTACCAAGTTTCTTTAAGAGTCGTGACCGTTTGGCACGAGGAGATTTAATCATGGTGGCTTCATCAATGACCATTGCTTCAAACCTAAGTGAGTTGAACAAATGAACATCATTAATCAATGTCTCAGGGTTTACAATGACATACTTGGCACGGAGAGACGAACGCCACAATGTTTCTCTTGCCCTGGCGTTTCCATCAATAACGACTGCACGTGAGTTAGTGAACTTGCTAATCTCACGCAACCATTGGTATTTAAGAGCGGCTGGCACTACAACAATGACACGAGAAACTTCGTCGGTTTGAAAGAGATGTTCCAATGTGTTAAGAGTAATCACGGTTTTACCGCCACCCATGACAACAGCAAGCAGCATGCGACCACGGTCAGTCATCTTTTCCCGTGCTTCTTCTTGAAACGGGTACAGGGTTCCTTTAAACGTCATCAATCCACCATGGTAAGGCAGTTGCCTGCTTTACGGCAACCGCTAGTTCTGAATCGTCCATCTCTCCAACATCTTTGGCTTTGGTATGAGAATACTTCATCCATTTTACCCCGTGCCTAAACGACGGTAGGGCAGTCATCAGTTTCTTGCCAACAGTTATACCCGCTTCGTCGTTATCCAATGCCACAATGAGAGCATCACATGAGGCTTCCAACAATTGTAATTGCTTTTTGCTGACCTGTACCCCAAAACTCGCAAGACATTGTACGCCGTTAAACGACGATGCAAACCTAACCACGTCCAATGGTGACTCCACCAAGATGGCTACTCGTGAAGAAAACCTATCAATACCAAACAACGTTTCTGATTTACTAACCCCTGTTGGTTGATTAAGTACCCCATGTGGTGATTTCTCCTGCCAACCCAGCAAATCACCGTTTGGCGAAATGATAGGAATAATCCACGCTTTGCGATGTGTGGCCCAACGAATCCCGTACTTGCTGGCGACGGTAGTTTTTATTCGCCGCTTCAACAACTCTTCCTGCGGTGGCTGGTCGTAGGACATGTACAGTTTCCAATCCGCTGTGGTCGTGTCCTTGACAACCTTTGGTTTTGTCAGTTGTTCCATACCCGTATTGAGCAACAAGTTGTACACGCTTGACACCGATTCATAACTCCCTGTTACTTCAGCAATCAATTGGGGAAGGTTGCCCCGTGCCCCACACGAATGACACAACCATAAACCAGTGCTTGCGTTCATTGACCATGATGGGGAGTTGTCTGGTTTGCCAGTGCGTTTTTCGTGGACTGGACAGCAAGCAATAATCTCGTTGCCAGATTCACGACGAACGTCCACGCCTAATGCGTCAAGGACGTCACGAAAGTTAGTAATACCAGTTGTCTTTGTCATCATGGTCGCTTTCCTCCACTTCTGAGAAGTCCATGTTGTTCCAGTCCCATTTAATCCTCACCTCTCCTTTTGGCGCAGTTCGTGCAAGAACAACACGCAGTATTGCTTGGTCATCAATGTCGGGGTCTGCCTCAACGCCAATAACCAAGTCCGAGTCTTGTGCAAACGAGGATGTGTAGCCAATGGCGTCGGCAGTGATTTGCCTGCTCTTACGGTTGCCAAGTTTCCAACTAAGGACTTGTGTAGTACCGATGATTGGAATATCATATCGCTGGGCCAACCTCTTTAAAGAACGTGTGATGTTCGTCAGTGCCTGTGGTGAGCCTTTTGGTTCTCCCTGCTCATCGTCCATTAAGTAAACACCGTCAACGACAAGAACATCTGGTTTGTGCTGTTGAATCTTTCCAGCAATAGCGCTAACCGTTGTCAACGACGAGATGTCTTCGGAAATGATAAACGGATGCATGTTTTTTCTAATGGAGATGGCTTTTCGTATTTGTTCAATCTCTGTGTTGGTAAGGTCGCCACGCA